TGAATCAAATTGGCCGTAAGATCATATCTATGAACTCTGAATTCTTAGAAGACGAAGAAATTGTTCGTATTACTAATGAAGAGTTTGTAGCCATTAACCGAAATGATTTAGGTGGTAAATATGATATCAAACTTAATATCTCGACAGCTGAAGCTGATGAACAAAAAGGTAGCGAATTGGCATTTATGTTACAAACTATGGGTAATACAATGCCGCCGGAAATGAGTCAGATGATTTTAGCTGACATAGCTAAATTACGTAAAATGCCTGATTTAGCTAAACGTATTGAGGAATATCAACCTCAGCCTGATCCTATGGCTCAACAGAAAGCTCAACTTGAAGTTGCTTTACTACAAGCACAAGTGGCTAATGAAACTGCTAAAGGACAAGAAAATGCTGTTGATGTTCAACTTAAAACGGCTAAAACACAGACAGAACAAGCTAAAGCAAGAAGTATGAATAGCGGTTCTGATCTTACTGATTTGGACTTTGTGGATAAAGAATCTGGAACTAAAGACACGAGAGAAAATGATTTAGAAGATAGAAAACACGCTAAAAATATTGAAAGTAAAGAATTTGATAGACAAGCTAACCTAGAGGGTAAAGAATCTGATAGATTATCTAACCTTGACAAAGTAGCCGTTGATACGTTAAATAAGCAGTAAGGAGTATGTTTATATTAACTAATCATAAGGAATGACATGACTACAGAACTAGAACAAGTTGAAATTCAGATTGATGCTGCTCGAAGAATACGTGCACTGAGAGATAACTGCATTAAACTGATGGATAGTAAGCATTTTAAAGACGTTATTGAAGAAGGCTACTTTAAAGAAGAAGCCGCTAGATTAGTTATGGCTAAAAGTTCTAATCTTACTGTTGATCAAATGAAGCTCATTGATAACATGCAGTATGGCATTGGAGCCTTAGCTAACTTCCTTGAAGCAGTCATGCGACGAGGCAGTGAGATGGATACCGCACTTGGTGAACACGAACAAACTCGTGAAGAAATCTTAGCGGAAGGGATAACTAAATGACTAATACTGCTTTAGGGCTAACGGATGCAGAATTCTTAGCTAAAGATCCTGCTGAATTCTTAAATGAAGAATCTGACCAAACTACCGAAACTGCTGAAGATACCGCAGTTATTGAAGAAACTAACGCATCAGATCAAACTGATGATAGTGAAGAAGCCTCTACTGAAGAGGTAAGTGAAGCACAGGAGCAAACTGAAGTTGACACTACTACAGATCAAGTACGCCAACCGTTCGGGGATACTCAAACGGAGCCAGAAAAATCTATTGATAGTAATACAACAGAATCTCTTGATACTAGTAAGAAAGACTCGACTGACACAAATGGGGATACCCAGGAAACTCCAGAGTTCAATTACGAAAGTGCTTTTAAAGAGATTTCTGCGCCTTTCAAAGCCAATGGTGTAGATATGCAAGTGAAAGATCCTAAAGATATTGTGCGTCTTATGCAAATGGGGGCCAATTATCAAAAAAAGATGGGGCAATTAAAGCCTAATTTAAAACTCATTAAGATGTTAGAAAACAATGAGCTATTAGATGAAGCTAAGTTAAATCATTTAATTGATCTATCTAAAAAGGATCCACAAGCTATCGCTAAGCTGATTAAAGAAAGTACCGTAGATCCTTTAGATATTGATAAAGATGCTCCAGTAAACTACGAACCAACTAACTATTCAGTTACAGATAAAGAATATAATTTGGATCGTATATTAGATGAGATCAAAGGCACTGCAACCTTTAGTAAAACAATTGATGTTTTAACTAAAGAATGGGATGCAGAAAGTAGAACTACTATTTCAGATCAACCTGAAATAATTTCTATAGTTAATGAACATATGCTTAATGGTGTATTTGATCAAATTAACGCTAAATTACAACAAGACCGGATTTTAGGAAAATTAAAGAATATTCCGGATGTTGAAGCATATCGGCAAACTGCTGAAACTATGCACAAAAATAATATGTTTGCTAACGCTCCATCTAATCCGACTGAAGCTCCTGTAGTATCAAGTAACTCTGAACTTAAACAAGCTGATGTTGATCGTGATAAAAAACGAAAAGCAGCAGCACCAGTTAAGCAAACAGCTTCTAATAAAGCTCCACCGGAAAGCGAGTTTTTAGGCTTATCAGATGATGACTTTATGAAGAAGTATGCTTAGCTGTTATTTATAATTACTAAGCAATAGGATAATATCATGGCTAACGAGAATATGTATAATGCTCCTTCTAGCACGGCTAGTGGGACTGGATCAGATATAGGTGCACAGGCAAGAACTGATTACTACTTTAAAAAGGCCCTTATTTCTGTACGGGATAAACAGTACTTCATGCCTTTGGCTGATGTACGTGCAATGCCTAAGAATATGGGTAAGAAAATTAAGCAAGATGTATATGTTCCATTGCTTGACGTACTAAACACTGGTGATCAGGGAATTGATGCTGCAGGTACTGCATTGACAGCTGGTACATACTCTGCTTGGAACGCTGCTGGCGTACTGCAAAGTTCTACTGCTGCAAATAGAGCTGCTGCTGTAACCGCTGCTGGTGCTCTTGGCGAAATTGGTCTTAATGACCAGAACTTGTACGGGTCTTCTAAAGATACCGGTACGATTAAATCTAAAATCCCGACTCTCCGTGAAAATGGTGGTCGAGTTAACCGAGTTGGTTTCACACGTACTCAAGTTGAAGGTGATTTGCTTAAACGTGGTTTTTTTACTGAGTATACTCAAGAATCACTGGATTTCGATTCTGATGCAGACTTGCTCTCACACATCACTGAGGAAGCACTTGTTGGTGCCAATGAGCTGACTGAAGCGGAGCTTCAGGCAGATCTTATTACTACGGCTACTGGTACAGGTACTTCTTACTATTGTTCTACTGCTCCTACTGGTGCTGCTCTTGCTGGCTCTGGAACGGCAGCTGCTAGAACAGCTTTGAAGCTAGCTGTTGATGAAGTTGTTACTTACACGGATCTGATGAATCTTTCTATTGCTTTGGATAACAATAAGACCCCTAAGCAAACGAAGGTTATTTCTGGTTCTCGAATGGTTGATACTAAAACCATTAATGGTGGACGTATCATGTATGTGGGTTCTGAATTGATCCCAGTACTAAGAGCTATGACTGACTTGCATAGTGCAGCTGCTTTCGTATCTGTTGAAAAGTATGCTGATTCTAGCAACATCATGAATGGTGAAATTGGATCTATTGATCAGTTCCGCATTGTTGTAGTACCAGAGATGCAATTCACTGAAAACGGTGGTGCATCTGCTTCTGATACTGCAGGTACTGGCGATAATGGTGCAGATATCTACCCAATGTTGGTTGTTGGTGATGGTGCTTTCACTACTATCGGTTTTCAAACAGATGGTAAAAGTGTAAAATTCAACATCAACCATAAGAAGCCTGGTAAAGAAATTGCTTCTTTGGATGACCCATATGGTGAGGTAGGATTCTACTCTATCAAATGGTATTATGGCTTTATGGCACTTCGCCCAGAACGTCTAGGTATTATCTGGACTGCCTTGGCAGCTGTATAGTTGTAGTGTTTACCTGTCACCCAAGGGCGTTAGCCCTTGGGGGACTATCTTAAATAAGGAGGAATTATGCAAGTAGTAACGCCCATTAAGGAAATGACCATCGAGGAAGTTAAACAAGAATTAAAAGATTACGGAGTTCAGGTCCATCATAAAACTGGCCTAGCTAAATTATCTGAATTGCTAGCTGATGTTCGTGAAAATCCAACAACAGTAACTCAAGAAGTATCTGCTGAAGTGTCAGTTAAAGACCGTCCTTATAAAGACGGATTACCAGATGCAAGTAATGCAGCTATCGAAGCCGCATCAAAACACTTTGAGTTATCTCCACAGCAATCAGCTATGAAATTAGTTAGAGTTGTTGTTACTCCAAATGATCCTCTTATGACTGCGTATCCAGGACTTATATTTACTGTAGGTGCTTCTGGAATTAATAAAGGTCAAATGGTTAAGAAATTTGTTCCCTTCAATAATGAAGAAGGATGGCATGTTCCAAATATTATCCTTCAACAAATTGAACACGCTGAAATGCAGAAATTTAAAACGGTTACTATGCCTAATGGCGAAAAACAATTAGAACCTTACATTACTAAGAAATTCAATGTACGGATTTTAGATCCTTTAACACCAGCGGAAATGGATCGGCTTACTGCGTCTCAAGCAGCTAACCCATCATTCCATATAGGGGATAACTAATGGCGATTACTATTGCTAATTTAACTGCCAGTGTTGCTACGAGTGATGCCAATGTAGTAACAGGTTCAGGCATATTCGATGACATGATGGAAACTGTGAATGCGCACATGGCTGCGCAGTTTAATCTTGGTCGAATTACTGGCAGTGATTATGCAACAGTTTATTTAACAGCTATGCAAGCAACAGTACAACAAGCTGTGGCATTCACAATAGGTGTTCAAAAAGGTAATGCTGAAGAGTCTTTGCTATTTCAGAAAGAGATTACTGAATTTGCTCAAACCGAGAAATCAACTAAAGCTGCTCCTACAACTACTTCTGTAGCAGGAAGGGCAAATAATCTTTCTACTGAGCAAGCTAAAGGATTTCAATGGAATGCAGATCAAAAATATCTTAAAACATTATTAGATGCATGGGCTGTTAATATATCTACCGCTGGTGTAGCCTCTACTGGCGTAACGGCACTTAATGTAACTGGTACAGGTAATATAAATACCCAGATTACTAATGCTGAACCGACTGGGTAATCTCCCATGGGATTTATTGCAAGTGCCATAAGCTCAATCATTAACGTTATTGTTGATGTTATTGTCGGTATAGTTGAAGCAATCGTTCAAATAGTTGAAACGGTAATTCTGCTAATTATGGTGCTCCTTGGGTATGATACCGGGGGCACCCAAACTGTTGAATATTATGAAGTTCGTAACTACCCCCTTTTCGGTGACGTAGATAAGAAAAATCCTATAGCGCAATCCATCCTTCAATCTATATTGTCGGATAAAGATCTTTCTAGTACCTTAATATATAATCTTACATTTCGGAGCTTAAAAGGAAATATAAAAGAATTTATGGATTTCATAGAGGATGGGAACTACTTTGAAGGGTTCCCTGCTATTGATTCTTTTATTCTGATTATTAATTACACAGAATTAACTGCCGCTTTACAAACACTTAATGGTGTACCGTGTACTCCTGAAGCATCATATTTAAAAGCCCTATCTCAGTCTGATTGGATCAAGTATTGGTTACAAGAGAATAAAGAATACAATGTAGGGGCCAATACAATGGGTATTGGGAATGCAACTACTAGCACAACAGCAGGAACCCCCGCCGCAGATACCTTCCAGGTAATACCTTCTTTAAATCATTTTGATGTAAATATTACAAGTGAATCTGTAACTAGTGATGCTTTTGAGGCCGATCAACAATGGTCCGTTGATTTAGGCACCGTTGTATACAATGCAGTTCCTGATACTTACACCGTTCAAGTGTATAATGCAGCTGGAACAATAAGAACCCTGCCTTATACTGTACCAACTAAACCAGCTGAATTACATTATGTGTCTGACTATTATAGAGATAGTCTTCCTTCTCGAAAATACTCATTTGTATATAAAGTAGGAACAGGAGTATATAGTGATTTAGATACTATAGAAGAGCCTATTAATATAGATAATGCAGTATTACAGACTATTCCTGCTGTCCCATTAAGAATTAGTAATTCAAATTACACAACATTTGGGGCTACTAAAAAACAACAAATTGAAGATCTATTAGCTATTCTGAATTTAGATGCTAATGAGCTTATTACTGGGGTTCTGACTGACTCTGGATTAGCTGCTGGAGATGTAGATAATGTGTATGTGAATTTTGGTGTACGCATGTGGGATGACTCTCAGGCTGGAATGTCTTATCTATACACAATGTTTGAGAATTTATATCCTGCCCAAGGAACCACTCAAGGAACTTATGATAATACAGCTTCATCGGATACAAAACCTACTAACAATATACATACAACAACTGCCGATAATAATGCCGCTTTTCAATTTAACTACATTCAATATACGCATACTTCATTAGCTACGATTAATGCTAGTAGTGGAAGTACTGAAAACGGGATTTACTATTCCGATCTGTCTAAATTCGGTGCGGATGGGCTGTTAAAGTATAACTACTATAACTCATCAGGTAAAGGTACGTATAATGTCGGATATAAAGCAGATACGTTAACAGAAGTAGCTGCATTTTTAGCAGGCAATGGCACAGTAAATCCTGGTACTACTACTGCAGAAGCAGCTAATTGGTTACAAGTAACTACTCGGCTACCTTATAACGATCCTTCTCCTAGTTTATTAGAATCAACTGGAACAGCTAGTACGTTAAAATTTTTAACTGCAGATGCAGTTTATGAAAATAACGGATCAGGAGTATTAAGGTACGTTCAAGAAGCTTCCGAGGAGACTACTTCAGGACAGTCAATTACGTATTATTGTATTAAACCTAGTGGGTTAGACGCGTATACCGTAGCTGCTCCTATTGGAGCTTTACGAGTAGTAGATGGAGATAGTGGTAGGTTTAAAACTGTTAAGTTTAATTTAGGGGATAAAGGGGATTTGATGGTCCCCTTTATATATACATTTGTTAAAGGATTATCACATACGCAGGTAGCTCAACTATTTTTAGCAGGAGCACATGTATCGATCTATATAGCCCACTATGAAGTAATTGTACATGCGGGTATGAGTTTCTTTGAAGCCCTTGTAATAATTATTATTCTTGCTGTTATCATTTATTTTACTTGGGGTGCAGATGGCGGAGCAACTACTAAAGCTTTTATTAAAGCATTCGGTGTTGCAGCGGCAGGCGGAGTTGCAACTCTTGTTAAATTTGTATTAACCAAATTAGTTACTTACGCTTTTAAATTCATAGTTCAAAGTTTTATTCAGCAAATTATAGCAGAAATAACAGATGACCCTATGTTACAGATGCTTTTAGGCATGTTAGCCAGTTTTGCTATAATGTCGTGGGAAGGTAATGTAACTTACGATGGTGGTGGTGGTGACCCTATGTTTGATGGTATGGGGGATATGATAGGTGATGTCACCATAACAGAAATGCCATCTGCTGGATTTAGTTTTAATTCCATGACTAGTTTTAAAAGTCCGTTATCATTCACTCCTTTACAATGGGCATCTCTAGGATTACAGGCCTTTAGCGGTGTAAGTTCTTTAAAAGCAACAGCTATTCAAACAGCTGCTAATGTCTTATCAACAGAAAGTACGGCTTGGAATAGAAATAGAGCGAAGAAATTACAAGAGATTAAAGAAATGGAGAATTTTCTTAATCAAGAAAATTACGGGATGTCTACAGCAGCAGCTACTCGGTCATCGTGGAGAATGCGTAATAATTCTAGTGGAATAAAGGCTGATCAGTTGATATTAGGAATGTTGGGATATGTTGATATATCATTACAGAGCATTGTAACCTCACCTGAGGTTACTTATGATCTATATGATGCAATGTTTGAGTGATTTATCTAATGCAATTAAAAGCTTCATGTAGTAAGCTTTAAACGACAACTGTACTTATAAGTAGGAGAATATATATGGCACTACCATATGATAGCAAAAAATCAGCTTTTAAGAATTTACCCCGTTCAAGATACCCTTCAGCCCCTCCTAATTATTTATTAGGCCCCGGTGGTGGAATGAGTAATATACTATCTGGTTCAGATTCTAGGGGAGCATATTCTTGGACCGAAGATCAAATGAAAAAAATAGGGGGAAGAATGAATCCTACTGAATTTACGGGAGATGGTACATCAGATTTACGCCCAGATGAATTTAGTAACGGATTAGAATCTTTTAATTTAGCTAGTAATCAATATGGCGGAAGCAATCCGTTCAATCAAATCTGGGGTGGTGGAGGCATGCAGGATCCCAGGAGAGAAGGCGGTGCTGCTCCAGGGATGCTAAGTAAAATTGGTAATTATATAGGTGATAACCCTATGGATGTAGCAAATCTAGGATTAAATATATGGGGGCAAGTAAATAAAAATAAGGCCCTAAATCAAAATGAGCAATATTTAGGTGATGTTAGAAAAGCGATGGAATTTGATCAAGCTGATGTGAATAGACGTTGGGATTTAGCTATGGGCGACTATAAAGTTCGGCAAACAGATCAAAATTTACATCGTGTAGCACAAGGTGGAGAGGCCCACGCTAAAGTATTTGAATCAGTATAAGTGCATAAAAAGGAAATACTATGTCAGTCCTAAAAGGAAATATATCATCAGTATTAAGAAGAGCAGATAATAGTTTATTAAATACTTTGCGTCAAGGTATGGATGATGGCAATGATCTCCGAGCTCAGCAAGTTGCAGATGCTAAAGCCTCTCTTACTGGACTAGGTGCTAGTGCTGATGCAGATACTCAATTACTTCTTGCTCAACAAGATACCAAAGAGGGCGTACAAGATGTATTAGCTAATCAATTAGGTATGTTTGCAAATAAAGGAGTAGCTGCACAAACAGCTAGTGCAAGAGAGAAACTCTTGGCAGATCGAGAAACCACAGCTTTAAATAACTTTAAAACAGAGCTAGGAAATAAAGATCTACTAGAAGGCTTTCAAAATAAACGACAAATTAAAGACGAACTTAAAGAGCTTGGCCAGTATCAACCAGGTACTCCTCAGTATAAAGAAGCATTAGAAAAACATCATCAATTTAATATAACTAATGCTGTTCCTGATAAACAAATTACTGACATATATAGTCAACAATTTGCTACTGCTGATATCCAAATAAGGCCTGAAACTATTCAAGCTGCTATAGGAGCTGGAGTAGACCCAACTAACCCAGATAGCTTTACTAAGAGTGCTCACAATACTGCAGTTAAAACTATCTCAGATAGATTACAAGGGCAGTGGACAGGTATACAGGATAAATCAGTATTTGATGCTAAAGCTAAAGATTTACTTAGTAAGTCTGAATGGGGTCAGAACTTTGATCGTCAAATTAAGCTTGAAGCTGGTCAAACTACTCAAGATGTTAGATTAAAAGGTTTGAGTTCCAATATTGCAGCAGCTATTCGTTCAAAAAACCCTGATGCAGTCGATAATGAAGTAAATGCCACTTTAGACTTCTTACAAGCAAATAATATAACTGGAGACAAAGCTAAAGTATTTGATAAAAATGTAGAATTAGCATTAGATCGTTCTAAAATAGATCCTGCTGCTATATTCCAAAATGCTGAATATGGCAATACAACTTATGGAACTACGCAGAGAATTTCACCAACAAAAGCTTCTATGCTGCAAGCAGATATAAAAGCAGCATATCGTGAAAAATATCCTAATTTACCAGATCGTTTATTAGACCCACAAGTTGCTAAAGTTATTAGTGCAAACCAACAATTAGGTTTTGCTATTGCTGAAGGCAAAAAAGATGCTGCATATAAGGCAAATTTAGATGCAGATTTTAGAGAAACAGGCAGGGCATTTAAAGGACAACAACATAAAGCTCTTTTTGCTATGGCACAGGATGGTACAAAAACTTATATAGCAGATAGATTAATTGATAAACTATCTAAATTAAAATTTAAATCTGAGGATGGTTTTACAGCAACAGATGCTACAGAAGTACAAAGAGAAACTTCGGAAGTAGTAGAACGATTACGAGGATTTTTTACAGATGATAAGGGTGACTTTCTTGCTGGTGCTAGTAAACAAACATTAGCTGCATTTAGATTAGCTGCATCTAAAGCCATTATTGGAAATGCAGGTATAGATGAAGATTCTTTGCCGGGAGATGGTAATGATCTTGTATTTGCAACGGTAAATAGATATCGACAAATGAGTGATACATCTGATTATGAGTTATTAAAATTGTTTGTTGAAGCACTCCCAGATTCACAAAGATCTGTTGAATATGATAGTGATAAAAAGATCAATGTCAGAAAAGGAATTAATAGATTTACACAATTTGCAAAAGGAAGAATGAAGGATGCACACGCTGTAGGGTTACGTCCTACTAAATCCGGATTTACAGCTTTTAAAACAGGTATTAATAGTTTGGGATTGGGCGCAGATTTTGATCGATTACCGCCAATTAATAGTACTAAATACCAAGCTCTTATGACCCCAGTAGATGAGCAAGATGTAGTTAATCAAGATAGAACTAAAAGAGCTGCAATAACTGCTTTGACACAATAATCTTCTATGAACTCTTCTTCAAGTAAATATAACTCATGGCCCAATCTAATAATGACTCTATCATTCAACAATTTTTAAATACCAGTACTCCTGTACAAGAACCCGATCCAAGTGCTTATGATTTTATTGGACAATCTGATACTGCAGTAACTACTCCCCCTCCTACAGAAGATACAATAGCCAGAGCTCGATTGGCTTTCGCTAAAGACACTTCTAAAAGAAATATCGATACAGCTAAGACAATACTTCAAGCTAAAAAAGCTTTAGGTATTGATCCTCGTGTTGCAATGCATGAACAATACATGCAAGGCATAGACACACGCAATGAGGGGCCCAGTACTGAAGAAGTATTCAATTTGGAATCATATAAAGCTTTAGTTAGAGGAGCAGAAACCGGTGGTCAGGTAGATTCTAACACTGCACAAAATCCAAATTCATCAGCTACAGGAACGTATCAGTTTACGGAAGGCACCTGGGCTGGTTTAATGGCTAAGCACCCTAATGCAGGATTAATTGCAGATGGACGAACCAATAGAGCTCAACAAGAAATTGCTGAGGATCTTTTAGCAAGTGACGATAAAGACAATTTAGAAGGTAAAAATATTCCTGTAACAAATGGTAGTATGTATGTAATGCATACTCTTGGAGCAGGTAATGGAGCTACAATACTGCAAGCTGCTATGAATGGAGATACCAGACGAGCTGCAGAACTTGTACCTTCTCAAGTAGTAGAAAGCAATCCAACTTGGTTTCAAGATAACCCTACTCCACAGGGTTTAGTAGATCATTTATCAGGTCTTGTAGGTAGTCAACCAGCTACAGATCCTGTCACTAGTTTTACTTCAGGACGTATACCTGCTGATATTCCAGTAGAACCGGAACGCAGTGTAGGTTCTACGGCTGTGGAAGAAGAAGTTATAACACCGCCTTTACTCGCAGATCCTCCAGCTGAAGAAGAAAAAGAAACCGTACTAGAAAAACTAGGTCGTGCAGGAGATCAATTAATCTCAGGACTTAATAAAGCTGGGGATATATTATCTGATAAAGATAAATACATTGATGCAAAAGAGGCCTTAATTGATGGTGCATCTAGAGCTCCAGGTGAAGCATTAGAAGGTGTTAAAAAATCAGGAGACATTATAGCTACAAAATTAGGTTTGAAATCAGACCCAGATCCAGATCCAGAATTACCTCCTGCTTCTACTATTAATTATTATGATTTAGTAAATGAAGCTGCTGAAGAAGAAGCTGGAACTTCAAATCGTCTTTCCATTATGGATATGGATGTTAGTCCACAAGTAAAAGCTAGTGTTCTTAAATTGACAGAAGCACCAAGTATGAAAATAGATTCTCCAATTATTAAAAGTAAAGGAGATAAAGTTTTCCAGCTTGAAAATCAAACATGGGTTGCAATTCTCAATGGTAAACCCATAACTAATCTGTCTGAAAAAGAAGCAACTTTTTACGCTACTCGTTTTGAGCAAGATGCTGCAAAGCAAGCTAATGGCGCTTATGAAGAATGGTCTGTTGGAGATGTTAAAAACTATTTAATGAAGAGTATTGCTCAACCTGTTGCAGCTGGTTTTACTGCTGCTCTTGTAGGAGAACAATCATTACAAGGAAAAGTAAATGATTATAATGCATTAAAAGGAGCACAGCCATTACTTAATGATAAAAAAACAGATCTGACACCTGCAGATATTAAACTGTTTAACTCTATTCTTACAAGTAAAACTTTAACTCCTGAGCAAGAAGCATTTAAAAATGATTCTAAATTTGGTGTATTGTCTAAGTTACAAAAAGAAGCAAATAACGAAAAAGAACAAGCAAAAAATATTACAGATTATGCAGATAAATGGAAATCTGCTTTTCCTACAAATGATGCCGGGTTTCAAGCTAGTCAATCAATTTATGATTTAATTGCTGAAAAAGACGGAGAGTTTGCAGCTGTTTGGGAGATGTTAAAAAATCATAAAGCTGCATACGCTAAAGAAGGATTAGGCAGTGCTGCTTATTCATTAGCTTTAGTAAGTGGAGGATTAGTTACGCAAAGTGCCGTATTAACTAGTTTTATTATGGATGAATCGCAACGTGCTAAAGCCAAGTGGGTTGAGAAAAATGGAGCAGAAAATTATACGCCAGATGTTCAATCTTCTATTGAAAATTGGATGGCGTTAAAAGTTATTTCTCAAAAAATAAGTTTAGGTTATCTAGATAAAGTAGTAGGTAAGGTTATTCCAGGTGGGCGTAAAAAATGGATTAAACAAATGGCTGCTAAGCTTAATAGTACTACTCCAACTAGTATTAAAGTTTTAGCTACAATTGGTGGTAAAGGGGTTTCATTAGGAAGTGGTGTAGGTGCAGAAGCACTACAGGGCGCAGGTGAAGTAGTTATTGAAGCACAACTACCTGAAGCAACTCTTAACTGGAGAGAAGTATATCAAGGTGCATTAGCTGAAGGGTTAGGTTCATTAGCATTAGGTCCTACAATGGCTGCTAAAAATCTAACTGAAGCTACAGTTAAAAGTATTATACAACCTTCTAATAAAGAACGATTAAAGAAAGGATTACAAGCTGAGAAAACTCGGCTTGAAGAAAAAATTAAAAGGATTGAAAAATTTGAAAAAGAAACTAATCCTAAAGATCTTGCTAATTTTGAAAAATTAACAGAAGAAATAGTTGGAATAGAATCAGCTTTAGTTGAATTAACTAATCTTAGTATGGATGCAAAAAGCGGTGAATTAAAAATAGATACAAAAAACACTGCAATTAAAGAATTGTTTGAAAAACATAAAAGTTTAGCTAATAAAACTAATGCTACATCTGATGATGTTATTGATGCAATTAGAACTGATTTAGAAGCAACATTACTTAATACACAAACTGAATTTGATGCTTTAGAAAGTCGTATTCCTCAAGTTATTACTAAACAACGCAGTATAAGGGAAGTATTTGCAGGAGCATCAGATACTACAACTATACGAGTAAAAGATACCGAGTACGGTAAAGGCTTAGAGCAACAAGTTGAAAAATACGAAGAAGACATTAAAAAAATTGAAAATGATAAAGACACATCTGATGTTCAAAAAATTATAGCTATTGAAACACGACAAAAACAAATTAATGAATTAGGACAAAAATTAGAAGAGACTGCTAAACCAAGTTTATTAAAAGCTGAAAAAGTCTTTCTTCAAACTCAATTAGAGAAAAGAAAAATTCAAGTTGAAGGTGACAAAGCAGGGCAAGAAATTATTAATGTTCAGATTAATAAAGATGCTGGAACAGATATCTCTGATGAAGATGTTGCTTTTCAATTAGAAGAAATAGGAGTGTTAGATGATAGAAATAATCCTAACTACATACCTATTGAAGAGAATGACCAATATGGCCCTGGAGATATTGTTGATTTAAAAAATAATGAAAATCCAGATAATATAGATGCACAGGGTTATGTAATTGAAGAAATAATTGGACTGTCAAGAGATGGAAAAGTATATGTTCGATTAAAAGGAGTCACTGATGCTGTTCAAGTAGATCAATTAATTCCACGAGTTCGTCCTGATGAAACTCCTCGAACTATATTAGAAAAATTTCAAGCACTAACACAACGTAATCTAAGTGATGCTGCTCAAAAATTAGTTCAAGCTAAATTTGATGAGTTTATTACAAAATATGCCCCTAAAGATGATGGTAAAGGGGGTAAAACATTTGGCTCTATTGATGATAGTTACGAGGAACATGAAAAATTATCCATTGATGAAGCAAAGAAAAAACAAAAAGATATTAAAAATAATCCAGATTCTACTCCTGAAGATCTTGCATATTGGGATTATCAAGTTAATCGAAAACAGGAACAGTCTCAAAGAGCTAAAAAAGAAGAGCAAGCCGATAAAACTATGGGCGATGTTCATTCAGAAATCTTAGAAGGTGAGTCTAAAAAGTGGAAAGGTTTAGCTAAATACCATGAAGAAATAATTAATGCATATAAAAATTTAGTTGATCCAGTAATTCGTGACAGAAACATTCGTGCCATTACTTCTAAAATGCGAACTCATGCTACTAATCTAACAAGTAAATTAGCTGCATTTGGAGAAGCTGATCGAATGATACCAAATTTAGCATCTGGTATGGGCGCAGTTGTTATAGGTTCAATAGATCTAGCGTCACCAAAGGGTGTACGACAGATGAACTACAAAGTACAGCCTATGCCCCTAACAGAAGCAGATGCAAAAGCTCAAGCTAAAGCAAAGGGAACTGAGTATAGAGAAGGACAGTCATTTGAATCTCGTAAAAACAATGGGCAATTTGTTACGTTAATCACTGATAAAACTCATAAGTTTAAAGATTTTACTATTAAAAGATCTTCTGGTCTTATCAGTAATTTACAAACAGAATCTGAATACGGTAAGTTAATTATGGGTAGTGTAGAAGGTTATAAAAAAACTTCTATGGCCCAGAACGCTGCTAACCAGCAAGTTAAGATTGAAGCTAAACAGAAAGTGTATGACCAGTTAGTTAAATTAAGGGGCAAACTTCCTCGAATTATTAAAGAAATATCTGAAAAAGATCGTGAGAAAATTAGAGTAGATAAAGAAAAGGAGAGTAAACCCCTTTCGTTAATCAAACAATTAGAAAAGGCTGAGAAAGAGTTAGAAGCATTACAAAAAGCTTTTGATAACACGGAGAAAACTGATGAGACTAAACTTACCCTGGAAGAAGACATCGACAAACTCAAAAAAGAAATTGATAGTCTTACAACCAGAATTGCTGAAGAATCCACAAAAAATGGTGACTCTCCAGGAAAAGATAAGCCACCTAAAAGTCCTCCTCCAGGTTCTGATGAAGTTGCTCCTGATGTGCGAGAAAGTGCTGAAGCTACAGAAGGTAAAAAAGGAGAGCAATTCGAATTCCCCTTCACAGGAAAGAATTTTATAGAGACGGCTACTCGTATGTACCACGCTGTTGTAGGTGGAAAGTTAGAGACCGTGTTTGGTTTAGTAGGTAAAAAGTTTACTGATTTAGTTAGTGTAGGTAAGAAGACTACAATTTTAGGATTACAGAACTTAGCTGACACTAATTTTGCTGATGAAAAAGTGTTAGCGAAATCATTAGAAGCACTAGGCATTGATAGTAAAGCCGCTAAAGTTTTAGCTAATCGTTATTTTAAATTTAAAACACGGTTTGATAAGACTTTATTCCACTCTATAAAGATAGATAGAAAAGTTGTTTTATTAGCGAAAGATGGGAATTCTAAAGAAGAACTGGCTGCGGCTGGGGAGACTTTCACTGTTTCAGAGATTGATGGTACAAATAAAACAGTAACTATCCATAATCAAAATGTAACTGGAGATGACACATGGACAGTTCCTCTTAATGATGTAGTAGATGCAGAAAATTATGCTATCAGGCAACCATTATCACTATTGTACCGAGAAGATCTAGATAATGCTGATAACCAACAAGGTACTTTACCTGAGCAAGTTGTCTTTTCAATGATGATTGGAGCAATGTCTTGGAGACAACGAACTACTGATAATGATCGATTTGGGGGAAGTGAGTATGGTATGGAAGCTTTCCTATACAACAATCAACAGAAATTAGATGGTGATGAAAAAGTTCAATTAGGCCAAATAGGTTATGGATACAATGATGTAGCTAGGCAAATAGGAAATGATATTTCTCAAATGCTACATCTTTCTCCTAAAAATGCTAATGGAGAATTGAGTCAAGAAGGTATAGATATTTATTTTGAGCATTTGCTTCCGGCTCTTGGCATGGCAGCTATTGAAACAGCTCAAGGAACTGATAGTGAGTCTTACTTTATTAAAGATATACACAAATGGGACTTTGATGACGCTGACAGAAGTGCTGATGGACGGGTTTACAATAATAACCCTACAGGCAGCCAAGCAGAAACAGATGAATTTGGATACAGACACCTTAAAATTGATGAAAACCGACCTCCTTCTGAAGAAGGACTATCTGCAGTTAAAAGTTTAACTGAAACCTTAGAATTAAATATCCATTCAAATGCAGGTCCATTACAAAGTCCTAAAGATATTAAAACTGATGTATCCGGTACTTTTGGTGATGTTCCATTAGAAGTACAAAGACTTATGAAGAAACTCCATAAAGTTGAGTGGAGTAAGTCTGAGCCAATGGATATAGTAAGTGATCTATTTGAAGATCATTATGATGTTTTAAAAGAAGTATTAGGTATTGAAGAACTATATGAAACTAGAATTAAGGACGGTAAGGTTGAGTATGTCTACGAAATAGAATCAGGTAATGATTCTACTATTAAAAAAGAATTAGCACAGATTACGAAACAAGCTAATAATCTTAAAAAAGATAATCCTAATCTCGCAAAACTTCGTACAAAATACACTGCTCTTTTGGAAGAGCAGAAAGCAATACTTGCTAAAAAAGGCCAACCTAAACTAGATAAAGCAGGTGAACCTATTAAAAAAGGGTTGTGGCATAAGCGTGACATGGCAGCTAAAGAAGCTGCTAATAGAGATAAATTACTTAGCTTGGAAAGACTTGTAAAAGCTAATGATAAAAATGAACTTGAAAAATTCTACTTCACTTACAACTTGCAAAATCATCATCGGATTATGCAAGAAGGAAAGATCAATCCTCAACAAAGTAAAGTTGATCGTTTCTTATTAAAATCTTGGGAACCTAAAACTTACACAGATAAAAATATGTGGAAGTTTGAGCTAGCAGTAGCTCAAAATTTTGGTACTAAGATTGATAAAGAAACCTATGGTGTTTCTAAAGCGGCATTTAATGATGTAATAAATGACCCTATTATATTAGAAGCTGTTAACGCCTACCAGACATTAACTAAGGCTCGAGCGCTTGTAGAGAGTACTAAGCTTAAGAAAGCTAATACAACAAAACATAAAAATGCAGTAGCTGCTAAGAAAGTTGCAGCCAAAGAATTTGCTGAAGCTCTTTCAGCGGTTAAATTTACCTATAAAAAAGGCAACATGTCGTTACTCCAGGGGATTGCTGGATTATCTAATTACATGAAAGTTAGTCCTAGACCTTCAGCTAAGCTACGTTTTAGTAAAACACGGAATACTACGTTTAAATCAGATATTGTTATGGAGATCGATGGTATCTCTAATGGCTTTGCAATGAATGTTATGCAATTTCCTATGTGGGAAAATATGCCAGAGATGCTTGCTAAAGTAGCTACTTATTTTGGTAAAGATACAGAACATAATACCAAAGCTCCTGATACCTATGAAACTCTTGCTGAGTATGTACAAAAAGGTATGGGCGATGGAACAATGAATATTGAAAACAATACAATTCCGTACGAATACATTACTGAAAATAATTGGAAAGATGATTATGATCCGTTATCTATTTATAAAAAGCGTAAAAGTAAATACAAGGCATATTCAGATAAAGATTCTAAGTTTATCGCTGAACAACTCAGACAGCGAGAGAAGGTTATTGAGGCAAGGGGCATAATTAAAGCATGGGCAAGAAAACATTACTCTGACAACAATACAAAAATTCTAGGCTGGGCAAAACTTAATTCCAAAACAAATAAGGAAATGTCCGTGGAGGACATTAAAGCAGAAGATGAGTTATATATAAAACAACTCTCATATACGTTTGATAGTAATTTTGTATTAGTGTTTAATAAAATGGATGCTGGACCTGAACGCACTAGAGCATTTAATGAGTTTAATAAAATAAGAAAATTACAAAAGTTAGAGCCTATAAAGCCATTAAAGAGAGGAGATCGTGGAGGCGGTTCTAAAGCACGAACTAAAGCACAAGAAGCTGCATTTAATGCAACTCTTGATCGAGAAGAAAAAATTCAAAGTGCAAACCATGCCAAAGCTCATAAGGAATTCTTAACAGACTACAATCAAATAAATGGTGCTCTTAATACTGTCTATTCTGATTTTACAGGTGAGGTAGGCGAAGAACTACGTTCTGTTGTTAAATATCCATTTATTATTCATATGTATGGTGGTGGGATAGATCGTATTTCAAAAGATGTTACTAAAGATATTATTGGCCATATCTATGAACAAGTAGGCCTTTTACAACAACAATATAATGATGCACTAAGGGCTTCTCCAGAATCAGCAGCATTCTTTGAAGAATATAAATCTGTCTTACCGTCAGATAACTATGAAAACATTGAATCAGGGGTTTTAAAGATTGACGGTATTGTGAGACAAATTGAAGAATTTGCTGCAGCTTTAGAAACATTAGGAGCTTTTAAGCAAGATAACAAAAGCAATGACAAGAACTTTATCCCCCAAAATGCAGACGCTTTTGTTAAGGCTATGGTCGAAGGAAACGGGTTAAATAAATATTTTAATGAAAATTATTTACGTGCCAACATCAGTACGACTATAGCTCCAAGATTTGATCATGGTCTCAAGACTATGTTAGAGCCTACTCAAGCGGCTAGAGATGCTATTGTTCAAATGGGTGGACTATTGCATGGGATTTTCATGGCTCACTTTACACAAGCTTATGAGAAGAAAATAAATGAACTAAACGATGGACGTAGTACGTTAACTAAAAAAGAACTCACCGCATTAATTAAAGACGCAAAAGGAACTTTAATTAAAGTATACCCACAATATGCTGGTCCATTATCTGCTATTGATGAAAATGGTAATACTGAAGGATTTGTTGATTTAGCTAAAACTAAAAGCGTTTCAACAATCAAAGAAATAGTAAACGTACCAAAAGACATTGATAAAAAAGATATATGGACTGCAGAAAAAATTACTCAATTTATAGAAGATAATGCAGATAATTTTACTGATGATGCACGAAAGCGATTACCTGCAATAATAAATTTCAGAAAGGATATTTCTACAAACACCAAAGAAGATTTAGTAGATCTACTTAAGGAGCGAAATAAATTTGAAGATGAACGAGTAGAGTATAGAAATGCTAAGCAGAATAAGGATGGTACATACGATTCTGATACTTCTACAGCTCATAATACATTCCCACAACAATTAAAATTTATTGAGCCTGGAGTGGCTGCGTTAATTCGTCAGATCATTAATATGGATTCTGTTTTGTTAACTCAAACAATGAATGGAGATCCTAATATTAAAGTAAACGGTCAACGGTGGGTAGGAGATGTCAATGTACTAATGCTGCATGATGCATTTATGGCCAGTCCAGAACAGCTATCTGAAATCAGTGAAGCTTATGGTCAACTGTTTTTACATTACAATCGTACTCATAGTGTTATTGAAAAAACGTATGACCAACTTAAGAAAGCTTTAGCTCTAACTAAATCAATAGATGACGCTGCACCGGAGGGCACCCCTCTATTGATGGATAAATTAGATCGGTTTATTAGACACGAATTTTTTGATAATAAAAATAAAAAAGCTGAAGCTAAACTATTGCTTTCAGATATATTAAAATCAGTTGATAGAACTGTTAATAGCGTTGCAGAAGCCAGAGTTAGCTTTGAAGAATTAGCGTCAGAGAATGGTGGTCTTAGTGAGTCATTGCAAATGTTGATGCAACGACCTGAGCAAAGCCAATCTCTGGATGAAATGATAAATGATGTACTTCATGACTTAGCTAATGAAACAGCTGAAAATAAAAAACGTAATAAAATATCTCAAACCCCAATTCAAGAGCAATCGAATAAATCATTTGACGCTAATAATACGCTAACTCAAACTGAGTTTGATTTCTCTAAAAAAGACGTAGACGATTTAAAAAACTCGCTAATGTCAGAAAAGGGAAAGATTAGTGAAACAGAAAATCTAAATGACATAACGCGTAATACTGTTCAGTCTTTGTTTGGTGATTTTACTAAACTATCTGGTAATTATTACAATACTGCAGAAGAAGCCGCTAACCATACTGATACTCTTAGCCGAGTAATTGGTATTTTAAGTGAAGGGTTTGATTCAACAGCTGGTATTCAGCTGACTTATGAGCAGATCCAAGGGATTACTCAAGGATCTTACAGTCAAGCTTTTGAGCGTATGGTAATTTCGAAGAGTCAACAATCCCCTACTACACGGAATGGGCAGTCTCCTCAAGAAGCCTATGCGCATGAATTATTACATGCAATGACGGGAATTGGGCTTGATCAATCTCCCCTAGTTAGACAGCGAATTGAAAAACTATATGATAATGTTTTAGATACTCTTGGGCGTAAATATGGTAAAGGACAAGAATATAAAGTATTCCTTCCTTCAAATACTGGACCTACTAATTTAGCTACTTCTAAAGAAATCTTAATGGCGAGAGAGCTATTTAATCATGCTTTCTATGCTAAAGAATCACATCGTTTACATGAATTTATGGCATTTGCTAATACGAATGCTTCTTTATCTAATTTCATGAAACAGAACGATGTAGCTCAACGAACTGATCTATACGGTAGAATGTTGAGTGCGATTAAATACATTGTTGATACGATTAAACTCGTGTTAAACCAGAAAGTATACAACCCAACTGACTTGTCACAGGTTGCAGAAGCGGTAGCCATAACCGAACAATTGGTTGCTGCCCAGAATAAACACAAGAGTAAACATGAGCAAATACGCAGTAAAGGATATAAAGCCTTAGATGCTTCTGATCAAATTATTAGAAAATTTGCAAACAATGCTTTTAAAGCATATGAAAGAGCAGCAAAGCAAGCTAGTGATGAAGGCAAAGATATTGAAACTGCTAGTGTTCCATTAAAAGTTGCTACTGGGTTAATTATGGTACCGTATATTTATTTTGGTGAACATAATGCTGTTCAAGAAATTCGTAATAGTGGAATGGAAAAACTCAATTATTCTTTACGAGGTATTCTGAAAGAATTTGGAGATGGTGTTTTAAGTCCAGGAATGATTGAACAACTATTACAATCAAAAGTTAACATATCTAAACAACGACAATTAGCAGAAACGTTTCAAATAGATTGGTTTAACGGCAATAAGGCTAACGGAGTAAATAGTATTTGGCAATCACTAGATCCAACAAAAGATCACGCTATGTCAGTTGAGACCAGGGAAGCACTTACTAATGTAATGCTTCGTACTGATATCTCTCAACTCATAACGGCAGGTCTTGATTTTAATTCACCTGCTGGAATGAAAAAGATTATTAGTTTAATTGGTAAAGACCCAACTGCTGGGCAAGAACGAGGTAGATTAAAACAACAAATATTAAAAAAATTAAATGTAAGCGGTGATCACTCAGCGGTTAAATATGCTAGCGAATTGGCTCACTGGATGATGACAGGAAATACAGAAAGATTATCGAATGCTCGACAGAATGCATATTCTATTGCTCTTGATTATTTACCAAATCCTACAGAAGAACGTGTTGGATTACTAGATGCTTTTGCAACTATTTCTGCATTAGGAGAAATAGATTCTAGAGATGCGGAAAATATTGGAGAATTAGCTAATAAAGAATTTGCAGCCAATCCTAATGAAAACGGCATAATTAGTATCATGCAAGCACACGTTCATTATAAAGCCAAATCACGAAGAGATTTATTTGATGGTGACCCTACACAAATGATGAAGGGGTACATCGTTGAACGTATGGATAATTTAACAGATATTAAAATTGGTACACCAGAAGAAAAAGATGCAATGTATGAGCAAGGGTACACCTACGAAGTGCCATTAAGTAAAATAGCTGCGGGGCAAACACACTATATTATGTACGTTAATCGTAATAAACCAGAAGTAAAAGATGTATCTGGTGTTATGTCAACGACTAATCAACGTAATCAAGGAACAACATTGACAGAGATCTTAAGTTTAAATGATAAGTATAAAGACCCTGTTACTAAGAAACCAGATATGTTTATGATTAGAGCTGAGGTTAAAAAGTTTAAAAAGCATCAAGATAAATTAGCTAAGCAACTCAGCTTTGATTCTAGATTTAAATTCCGTCCTATCTTTGATCAGAACAATGTAATAACTGATTATCGAATAATGATGAACCATAAAGATACTAAGAAAATTCTTAAACCAGATTTAGAATTTCAAAATGTATTTGCTCACATGCATTCAAACTTAGTAGATCGTAAAAATACGATTATAAATGATAAAGAAACAATTCATCTATTAGTACATGAACAAGAAGATCTTTATAAAACATATCCTAATCAGTTTATTAATATATTAGATCCGGAAAGTAAGTATTTTGATCGTTACCAAAAGATGCCTCGGGCTATTAGAGAGTACATGCAAGAGTTTGCAGTAAGTGGCAAATTCATGGTTCGAATAGATATTATTGATAAGGTATTTGGATATAAACAAATAGATATTACTCAAGCAAAAGTATTTGAAAATAATCAACATCCATTTCTTAAACAAATGGCTGGGTTAGCTCACTACACAGTTAAAGAAACTGTAAGCTACGGTAAGAATCGAGTTGTACTAGCTGTTCCTAAAGTAATTATCGCAAATATGATGTCAAATGTTGCGCAGTTACTTATGCGTAAAATCTCATTGTCATACATTACTAATAAATTACTTGAAGGTTTGTCAGAGTATAAACGGTACAGCAAAGATACTATTAAGATGAGAACACTTCAGTATCAAATTGATACTAAAAACTTAAACTCAACAAATAGTGCTGAAGCTCAGGAAGTTGCAAGATTAAAAGTTAGAATTGAATCTAACAAAATTCATGCAATGAATGAAGCCGGAGTAGACTCGTTAATTATTGAAGATTTAAATGACGCTCAATTAGATGGGTATTTTAATAGAATGTCTCGTATTCTATTTAAAGGAAATCTTAAGCATATTGGGGATAAAATTCCTAGAACTCTACAAACAGTTGCACATACATTATTTTGGACTAAAGAAAGTTTGCCATATAAATACTCTAAACAAGTTGTACAGATGACAGACTTTATGGGTAGGTATGTAATGATGGAACATAGTCAGAATGTATTAGGACATAGTTTTAAAAAATCATTGCATGATTCACTAGAATCATTTGTTCTATTTGATGAATCTCTTATTGCTCCTTTAGAAATGCTAGATGCAATAGGTGCAACAGCTTTCTTATCTTATTGGCTTAGAAATCAGCGAGCTGTTAAGAAATTAGTACAAGCTAGTCCATCATCTGTAGCTATTTCTGCGGTTGTACAAGAGATGACTGGCATTCCTACATTAGGAAATATTAACAGTGCTTGGATGGGTGGTGATTTCTTTCCAAACGTAGCACAGACTGATGATTTGTGGGATGAAGCTAATAATGTAACATTATTTGAAGCAATCTCTCAACTCAAAGGAATGGTGAATTAGTTCTAATATCACCCGTCTTCTAGGTCAGGGTAATGCCCTGATTCATTATCTTTTCGCATTCCATCCTCGTCGATCTTACGTTCAGTAAGGTCCTTCTTAATACTCGCTGCAACAAAACTTGCTGCAGCTAGCATAGGAATAGTCCATACCATCTTATCTGTTAGGAATGCCATGATATAGGTAGGTACTAATACAATAAGCCCTTGTACTAGGGCTATTTTTATACTGTGTGCATCCATAAATTATTTAGATAATACTACTTTAATAATTACATATAATATACATGCTACTATTAAAAAAATAGTAATAGGCAGTACCATTATACCAACTACGATAATCAACGGAATTCCTATCATTCCTAGTGTAGTGTAAAGTACACTCTGTAAAGTAATTGATGCTGTTTTTATTTTAGTCATCGGAATAGTGAGTCAGTATTTAACTTATCTGCTTTAGGTATTGTAGCCTCTACATCATGTTTGTCCATACCTTCTTG